GCCGTTTTCACGCTGTATATGGCCACAGAATCGATGGACTAGAACCTCGCCCACCTATATATGATATCGAACCTGTAAACCCCCTTGGGGGTTTCTATTGTGCAATGATGAGACACTCCATACATTCACTGCTTTTCATTGAAAGGCCGTGGAATTTGGGAGTAGCGGATAGGATTTGGAAATACTTCAAAGAAAATGAAGTACCTGAATCCGTATCACAAACCATAGGGCAAGCACTGGTTGACAGCGATCTTGGGGAATATGAAGGATATGACTATGACGGACCTACAGAAGGTCCAGAGGGCGAACCATTATCCTTTCTTGAGATTGTAACACACCAACCGGAGCTGCTAAGGCGCAGACGCGTAGCAAATAGGTTTGCTATCGCGATCGCCGACGAGTGCAAGGCGACTATACCTGGTATTACTAATAATACCGGGGCTAATCGACTTGTCGCACACAGATTTATCAGAGATGCCATGGTTCGCCATGGTGTTAGACCCACCCATATAATTAAGTATTTACCAATAAGCTTGGAATACGTTTTTATACCTAATGAGGCTCAGATAGATGCTAACAAAATGCGACACGCTCGTATCACAACACAAAGACAGTGGGAGGAGTCCCGCCTCATGTACTCACGAGACCGTCCTTGGTTGTTTAACTGGATCGGAGCCGTTAGGCGGCCCGTCCCAGTTAGACGGTCTTGAGGAGGCCTGATCAAGTTACCTGGCCGAACATGCGCCCCCAGCGCAGTGTCCTTACGGATGCGTTTGGCCGTCCTAAAGGTAACAAGAACGGGGACCTCCGATAAACATCGTCGAAATTATTGCTTTAGCATGGTCGCTGATCAATACGAATACGATGTTTACAAACCAACTCTAGATGCACTTATACGGTCTGTTTTGGAGAGAAAATTCTATGTCGACTCTGACACTGGATTTCATCCTCCACCACAGCCCGAGCTGGGCTACTTTGAGGAAAGATTAAGAAACTTCGCTCGCCTGCTTGACAGATACGCGCACTTTGCCACCCCGATGGAGTCATTTGCTTTTGCGATGTCATACCGTGGTCGAAAAGTGGCAGTGTATCTTAAGGCCGCGAGAGATAATTTAATGTTTGGTTTTTATGATTCGCTTGCCCATATCAAGTACTTCGTAAAAGTTGAGAAGTTAAACTTCACTCTCAAAACTAGTCCAGTTCCTAGGGGGATTTCACCGCGTCACCCTAGGTATATTGTTGAAGCCGGTCGGTACATAAAGCCGATAGAGAAGAAAATTTATAAAGGTATCGATGGAATTTTTAACGATATAACTGTTTATAAAGGATTGAATATGGAAGCGCGCGGGCGCGCTATGTATTCAACCTGGGGTAAATACACCGATCCAGTCGCAATCGGACTGGATGCAAAGCGTTTCGATCAGCATGTGTCACTTGATGCGTTAAGATGGGAACACAATAGGTACAAAAAGTATTACCCCGGGGACAAGCACTTTGCCAGGCTAATGAGACTACAGGAGAAAAATCAATGTAGTGCATCTATACCTGGTGAAGGGTATCTCTCCTTTGAAATCGTTGGTGGTAGACAGAGCGGCGAGCCCAACACTTCTAGTGGGAACGTCGTTCTGATGTGTGGCATGGTCTATGAATATTTACAAGAAAAGAACATTTTCGAGCATTGTTCGTTAGTTAACGACGGTGACGATTGTGTATTAATTTGTGAATCATGGGTTGTGCCGATCATCATATCTACCATTGATGAATTCTTTTTAAAACTTGGTTTCTCCCTAACGGTTGAAAAGCCAGTCAGTGTATTTGAAGAAATTGAGTTTTGCCAAAGCCATCCTGTTTTCGACGGCACCCAATACATAATGGTACGTGACCCTCGGGTTGCAATATCAAAAGATGCAGTGTCTCTAAAACCCCTAGACTCCAAAGGTGTTTACGAGAAATGGTGTGCAGCAGTCGGAAAAGGTGGTCTCAGTTTGACAGCTGGGCTACCTGTATGGCAAAGTTTCTATCGTAGGTTTGTACGTCTCTCAAATGGTGCAAACCCTCTTAGTGATCCAACTCTTGAAGGTGGTTTTTGGAGGCTATCAAAAGGAATGAATAGGGCCGAGTCTGATTTGATATCAGATGAGGCTAGATTCTCATTTTGGCTAGCCTTCAAAATAACCCCTTCCGAACAAGAGGCTCTGGAACATTATTACGATAACCTCGATATGAGTGCCGATGAGGAGATTGAACGCTTTGCGGTCATTCCTCTTAGAGGCGACAACCCCTGGTAAACCGGGGAGGCCTGGGCATGCCGTAACAACTGCCCATGGGTCCTATGAAGTAATTCCCCAAAACTATTACTTTAGTGCTAAACAAAATGCCAAGAGACTGCACGGCGGAGTATGGTATTCATAGGATGTACAGTCCCCGCGTCACGGGGATCCATATTATGACTAAGAAAAATAAAAGAAATGTAACAAATTCCCTCCAACAGGAGATGAAAGCTTTGAGACTTGCCAACGCCAAGCTCAAAAATAAGAAGCGGACGCCATTTGGAGACACCGGTGAAATTATCGGTAGTTCCCTTGGGACAATGTTTGGTATGCCTGGCATGAAGGGTGTAGGAAAATGGTTAGGTAGTGGCATTGGATCCATATTCGGATCAGGACAATACACAGTTACCGGCCAAAGCCCGGCATACAATGTGCTCAACGGCCAAATTCCTAAATTCAGCACCAGCCACGCTACTAACATTGTTAGTCACCGTGAATATCTGGGTGATATCACAGGAACTGCCGCGTTCACCAACTTGTCTTACCCCTTGAATCCCGGTATGGCGCAAACTTTTCCATGGTTGAGCAGTATTGCAAAGAATTATCAGCAATATCGCTTCCACGGATTAATTTTTGAGTTTAGAAGTTTGATTACAGACTTCGTGACAGGTGGTTCACCAGGAGTTATAGTTATGACCACAAACTATAACGCAGACGACGTAGCATTCATTTCGCGACAAGAAGCGGAGAATGCTGAATATGCAGTTGCGACCAAGCCTACACTCAATCAAATACATATGATTGAATGTGCAGAAACTGAGACCGCAAATAAATTGTACTACGTTCGTAGTGCAGACCTCCCTGTGGGACAAGATAAAAGAGCAACAGACTACGGTCTTACTCAATTTATCACACAAAACAACCCAGTCCAAGTGATGGGTGAATTGTGGGTTTCATATGTTGTTGAGTTATTCAAACCAGTTTTGGATAACCCTAACAGTTCCGCTAACGCGGAATCGTATCACACCTACCGAACTGGTGCTGTGGCAGCTAGCCCATTGGGTACTGTCCAGGTAACTAGATCAGGTATAACTGCCGTGATTGTCACAGGAACAACTGTCACTGTGCCAGCATTAGCAGGGGCTAGATACTTAATGGAACTTGTTTGGACTGGAGGTACTGCTTCAACAAACGCGTTTGCAACCCCAACAATTACGGGTGGAACTTTGATACCATTGCTAGCCAATGGTACTCTTAGTTCCATCCAAACAACTGGAACACTGGCTACTCAGAGTGTACAGACAACAACTTTCCAAGTTACCAGCACGTTTACCCCAGCGGTATTGACATGGGCTGGAACTGGAACTTTACCAGGTACCACCTCTGCGGAGATTTGGATCCATTTATTGGATTCAACTATCACCGCTTAAGAGGTGGCATACTGCTTACTCAGCCGTACGTGGAAATAGACGAATATACGGTTAACCCCCTAACAAGGTGATAGTGAGGTGTGTTTAATTTGGCCTACAAGGGCCCGTCCCCCTAGTAGCGAAATCTAGGGACTTGGATATCTTAACCCGGCTTGAAGGCCCGCTGGGATCCTCGTAAGATGGCTTCTGATCTACCAGACAATAATGATGTTTCTATGTTTAGCGTTCACAAAATATAGAGCTACCCAGCTTCCACTGGGAGCCGCCCAACCGGGTGGTTGCATGATCCATGTTATAGGATAGCGGTTTCCCTGTTTAGGCGGGGAAGGGCTGCACAGTGAAAATGGTTTAAAACCCTGGGCCACAGTGCAGTACACAAACAAGACCCCAT